AATATCAAACAGTTACGCTCAGAAAGCGTCAGTGTTTTCGTCAGAGTCGTTGACGTCAGCGCCAGCAATCAGTTCCACGCAAGCTGCGGGGTTCAGATAGTCAGCACCGAGAGCCATACGGCCCAGGATCACATCACCCTGGTAGACCACAGACACGTCACCACTGGTGACTTGAACCTGAGGTGCCATTGCTTCGACACAAGCGGCAGCTTCACGCTGGAAGATCAGACCGCAGCTGTGACCGAACTTGTTAGCAGCACCGTAGTCATTACGGGAGCCGTAGTTAGAGCCAGTAACAGCAGCATCATCAGCGATATCAGGGTTGATCAGATCGCTCATGTTGGTAGGCGAAGTGACGCCAGTGTTGTCAGCAGCATCAGTACCGAACTTGGTACCAAACTTACCCAGGAACGGAATGTTCATGGACTTGAAGATTTGGATACCAGCGATCTCAACGACGCCTTGACCAGACTGCAGAGCAGAACCTTGGACGTCACGGTTGACGAGACCACCATCACCCACTTTCTGAATCAGTGCGTAGTACTGACGGGGGTTGAGAACAGCCACGCGGCCGTCCATACTTACACCCTTTTCGTCAAGTGCAGCAGCAGCATCATAGAAAGCAGTGATGAGCTTGTCAGCGTCATAAGCATTAGAACCAACGTCGCTAGTACCAACACGGATCTGAGTACCGCCGGGCTCTACATAACCGCTCTTAGAGATCGGGTGTGCAGCACGAGCACCTTTGGTGATAGCACGGAAGATCTTACGGTCATAAGTCTCTGCCAGAGCGTAACCAATCTTGCGAGAGATTTCGCTACGCAGGTCGTAGTGAGCAAGAACCTCATCCAATTCATAGACGAATGCACTGGAGATGAGCAGGTCATCAACGGTGATCGTCTTTTCTGCCACCGGGGGTGCGTTCTCATCGTTACCGAGAATGCTTTGTCCGGGGGTGTGGTATTCAGCTTTCGTCCGGCCAGTGTAGATAAACTGAGCCGAGCGTGCATTTTGAAGGGTACGCTTCATAACCAGATCGCGAGCGATCGTGTTGTGTTGGAAACCCTTGAACATCTCACCGCTAAAAATCTTCAAGTAAAGATCGCGGTTGTTAGATGCGTTATAAGTGCCAGTATCACCCTTACGTCCAATAAACGTAGGGTTGCTATTGGCATTACTATTTTGTTGAGCCATTGTTAGAGAATAAGAATACTATCCTCTGATCGATCAGAAATTTTTTAACCAAAATTTGTGGTCTATCCCACCGTCTAGACGGCAAAGGGTATCCGCGTACGGGCCAATGCCAATTGGTAAGGGAGGCATTGCACCTCCCATGGCCGCGTTAACGGACTACCTTTTTAGCTTTCGCTTTTCGTTGAGTCTTAGGTTGTTCTTCTACAACAGGCTCAGGCTCTGGCTTGACTTCCACTTCCTCTACTGCGTAGCGGACGGGATGAGCTAAGCCAAGACCCTGATTAGTTTGTTGTGACATAAACTAGTGATTCGATTTAAGATAAACAACGCCGCGATACTTCAGCTTAGCCGCTTTGGTTGCAGCGACTTGCTCTTTAATGCGAGCTTGCAGTTCAACATTAGGCATGATGAATCTCCGAAGTACCTAACCCCCGTTCCATGGTTAGGCGTCATGCGTCCGATTGGAATGCATCCTCTAGCACCAACTTATAGAACTCAGTGCGTAGCATATCTAACAGCTGTTGTTCAAACGGATCTCCACCTGGCCATTGGTCAAGATGGAAACATATTGATTTATAGATCTGTTTGAGTGCTACACCATTGAGATCTATTTGGTAGCGAGTTTCTTCCATAGGATGAACGTACGTTGCTTACACGTAGCGTGCGTATTTCTTACCGCCGCTTACATTGCCGCCAGTAGCTCCTTTTGCATAGCCCCCTGATTTCGGACCAACATTAGCTTTCTTCGCAGCGGCTTTTTTCTTAGGCTTTTTGATGTTTGCGTGTGGCTGTGGTTTGTTCACTTTCTTTTTATCAGAGGACTTAGACATTAGAACTTATATTTAAAGCCGGTCTTTGCACCAACACCGAGACCGTCCAGTTCGAGACCTTCAGGAGTGATGGCGGACAGCTCGCCGTAGACGTTGAGCTTCTTAGTCACATCGACACCGATGCCGACCTTGCCAGAGGCAGCGCCGACTTGCTCAGCATCATCGGGGAAAGACACAGCAGGACCACCTTGGATATACCAGCTAGCGCTGTCACCCAAAGCATTTTCATAACCCACGTGGTTCTCCAACAAAGCACCTTGGTAGTCCTCACCGGACCAGCCTTGGTTAGCTTCAACATTCACATACACACCTGCAGCAGCAGGCAGTGCGAAAGCAGACACCGCGAGGGTGGAAAGAGCGATTCTGTTAAACATAATGAGTGGTTATTTTTTAGCGGTTTTTGCAGCACGTTTGAAATTTGATTTAGTAGGAGCACCTTTGCTGCCAGGCTTCCTCATTTTTTCTCCACTGCCTTTAGCAATGCGCTTGCGTTTGGCGTGGATGTTTGCGTAGAGACCTCGTTTAGCCATCTAACATTTCCATTTGCGTAGTGCTAATGCCTTACGGGTAGGCTTACCGTTCTTACGCATAGGTCCTTTCACGCCTTTCATACGAGCGCAGAAGGACCGCTTGCGAGGACCGCCACCAGGCTGGGGAGCTTTAAGGTTTGAACCAGTCTCCCGGTTATATTTTTTTCGACCGGCAGCAGTCAAGCCGCCGGAACGTGATTTGTGTTTGCCAATCTTTAGACTTACACTTTTATTTTTTGTAGCCTTTGCCACCTTTCTTGCCTCCGCAAGATCCTTTCCTATTCATTACCAAATACCAGGAATAAGTTGACCAGTAACTGCGTACGATCCAATCGCAGCAATCACGCCGAGCATGGCAAGCCTGCCATTAAGACGCTCGGCTTTCTCATTATGTGGGACAGAGTTCTCGTCGATGTACATACGTGGTTCAGTGGGCCAGATTTGGGTGTCGTTCATTAACCGATAGCGGGTGAAGTAAGTGCAACAGGAGTGGACTCGGCAGCAGCCAGGTCGAGGGGGAAGTTGTGAGCGTTACGCTCGTGCATCACTTCCATGCCGAGACCGGCACGGTTGAGGATGTCAGCCCAAGTGTTGATGACTCTGCCATCAGCAGCTTGGATGGATTGGTTAAAGTTAAAGCCGTTTAGATTAAACGCCATAGTTGATACGCCAAGAGCAGTAAACCAAATGCCCACGACAGGCCAAGCAGCCAGAAAGAAATGAAGGCTGCGAGAATTATTAAAGCTAGCGTACTGGAAGATAAGGCGACCAAAGTATCCATGTGCAGCGACGATGTTATAGGTTTCTTCTTCTTGTCCAAATTTATAACCTTGATTTTGACTTACATTTTCAGTCGTCTCTCGAACTAGCGAGGACGTAACAAGCGAACCGTGCATAGCTGAGAACAGCGACCCACCAAATACACCAGCAACCCCCAACATGTGGAAAGGATGCATGAGAATATTGTGTTCTGCTTGGAACACAAGCATGTAGTTGAAGGTACCTGAAATACCAAGTGGCATACCGTCAGAGAAGGATCCCTGACCGAAGGGGTACACCAAAAATACGGCGGTAGCGGCCGCGACCGGTGCTGAGTATGCGACAAAGATCCAGGGCCTCATACCTAGTCGATAACTAAGTTCCCATTCGCGTCCCATGTAAGCGAAGACACCAATGAGAAAGTGGAATACGACGAGCTGATAGGGTCCGCCGTTGTAGAGCCATTCGTCGAGACTGGCTGCTTCCCAGATTGAGTAGAGATGTAGTCCGATTGCGTTGCTGGAGGGTACGACTGCTCCAGAGATGATGTTGTTTCCATAGAGTAGAGACCCTGCTACGGGTTCACGGATACCGTCGATATCAACGGGAGGTGCTGCAATGAATGCAACGATAAAACAAGTGGTTGCTGCCAGTAGACAAGGAATCATGAGGACACCGAAGTGTCCTACATAAAGCCGGTTCTCAGTGCTGCTAACCCACTCAACATAACTATCCCAAATTGACTTGGGACGTTGTAGTGCGATAGTAGCTGCCATTTAAAAATTAAAAATCTACGTTTGAACGCTCAAGCTTTTGAATTACATCCTGCCTATAAGCAGGGTCATTGTCATAACGTGGGTCAGCCATTGCTTGGACCAACTCAGCTTGAGATCGGAAGACTGAGCCACCTTGTGTAGGGGCTTTACCTTGCAACATGGTGCCTTCCTTACCCATGTTGGCTTCAAAGATTTGTTGAAGCCCAGCAACAGCCATCTGAATTGCAGGGCCGTTGCCGGATTCTACGAGCGAATCAAATCCTTGAATGTAATCCTCTGAAAGATTATTAGCCGCCCAAGAAATAATTTCCTGGTAGGTCTCTTCACCTCCAACGGATTCTTTAATGGTATT